TTACTGGGGTAGGGGTTTGCCCTTGCGCCGATTTCAAATAATCTTCTAATGTCCAGTCGCTATTATCAGAAGAGAACGGGCTACGAATTACTGCCATTATTTTATGCTCCGCCTACAGCAAAGTTCAACATGGATTGCAAACTAGCATTGTAAGGTGTCGCACCCATTGAAGCAAAAAAGTTTGCCATTTCCTCACTATCTCTTTTCCTATTAGACTCTTCTCTGCGTAACTTTTTGTTGATGTGTTCTTGCTGTAAACGCCTTGCCATCGTCGCCGCCGATTCAGTCCCAGTAAAAGCAGGGTTCAAAGGAGCAGGTTGTTCTTCGGGCAGGAAGCGTTCCAACTCTCCACGCATATCTTCCAAAGTGCGTGACGATTCGTACATGGGGGTGAAACGTTCTGACGGGCTAGGCATGTACGCCATGTTAGGAACACCAGCCTCATCATAGTATTGACGCATCGCTTCCTGCTGGCTAAACGGCTCCCAACTATGAGTCCACTGCCCAGTATCAGTATCGTACTGGGAACCTAACGTTTCCAGCAACGGAACAGCCGCAGTAAACTTCGCGGTATAATCTGATTCAGCCTTGCGGAAATCTTCACCCGTTTTTTTCACACCCTCAAAATAATTGTTAACCAAAGCCATATCATATCTATCTGATATGCCTTCATCGTTAACAACTGCGGACATCTGCGCACTTGCCTCCAGCGGATCTAAAGTACCGTTCTCAACCAAAGTGGCAAGACTACTAAATTTGGCTTCAGCATTATCGTTTTGAAAAGCCCCTAAGATGTCCATTCCCTGATCGATTAAACCACCAAAATATTGTTCATAAACAGGTGCCTGCGGAATATCACCAACAATCTGGGCACGCTTGTAATTCTCTTCAGCCTCATACAAACGTCGCTGACGCTCAACCTCTTCCAACATGGCCTGCTCAATAGCGGCAGGATTAATACCGCCAGTAACAGCACCCAAACCCGTGTCATCCAACAAAGGAGCAATGTCGGTACGACCGACACCAGCCTGAAGTGGTGTCTGCAACATCGGGTTCATCATTGATTGCCCGCCAGAAAGCAGATACAACAGTAATGCTTGCTCATCCATCAGACTGCTACTCCTGACTGCGCCGCCATCAAGCGGGCTTCCAACAACATGTTAGCCAAATTGTTTTGCTGTGCCTGCTCTGCGGCACGCAAACGTTCAACCTCAGCGGCCAACGCCTCAGCATACTGACGGCGTTGCGCCTGCTCATTGGTAGCCAAACCGCTAGAAGCCTCCTGAAGAATGGTTTCAACAGCCGCCTGCTGAGCCATACGGTTCGCCTCATCCACAGCGGCTAGACGCTGAGTGTAAGCCTGCGTGCTAGCCAACGATTGATTCAACATCTGTTGTTCCATAGCGCGCACAGCATCTACATCTCTTGTGGACGCTCCAATGTTTTGCAGATATCCTGTTGCGGTGCCAGCCCCAAGGTTGGCAGGCGTAACATTAGAAACAGTGGTAGGCATCAAACCTAGAAGAGCCTGTCTTGCTTGCTGTGCCGCCGCCTGCTGTTTCGCAGTAGCGGCGGCAACATCAGCAGTCAAAGTGTCACCGTAACCGCCGTAGCGTGCTTGTGCTTCTTCAATCAGTTTCCCATAGTCAAGACCAGATCCCTGTATCCCAGCAATATAATCACGCAACGCTGTTGCATATTCAGCATTGACACTGCTACCACCAGTACCAGTGTCAGGTACAGTCTGGTCAGTGTTTAAACTAGCAAGATATTTGTTGTAGGCTGTAGCCCGCCATTGATCTCTTTGCTCTGGAGTCATAGAGTTCCAAATATTTTTGTCAATGTACCCCATTTGTCGCCCGACTTCTTTTCCAAACCACGTTTCAAAAGGATAGACAGGTTCAACCCTATTCATCGTCGTCCCAACTGAACCTCGGTCTGCATCAGCGTAAGAACTATCAACAGCAGGAACATTAGATGTATCCGTAGACGTAGGCGTAGGCGTAATATTGGGCATCGTCCAACTAGGCAAACCCTCAGTGTAATCTATTGTTTGTCTGACGGGTTGAGCGGGCGCAGTGTAACCACCAACATCAGGCATGTTCCAAGTAGGAATCAAATTTTGTCCAGTAGCATAATCCACAGTGTCGTTGGGGTTCCAACTTCCATCGTTGATAACAACACTAGGTTTTCTAGCGTTCCTAGATAGAGGACTACTGAATTGACTGTATTGAATAGCCATAATAACTCCTAGATAAGTGGGGCGGCATTCTTTAATGCCGCCGCATCCGCCGCAATCTGCTTCAACTTGACCTGCTCTAACCTAGCAATCTCGTCATTCAAAGCCTGATCGTAACCTGCTTGCTCTACGTCATACAAAGCCTGCTGTTCAGACATATTACGTAAAACTTCTGCACGATCACGTTCCTGCTGTAAAGCAAAATCTGTCATCGACTTCTTAAACAAACCAGACCTACCTAATCCACGACCAGTGAACTGTGTGATCTGTTGCGGAGCGGCCTGCTTGTATTGTCTTGCCAGATTCTCGTAGTTGCGTGTTGTTTGACGACTTAAGTTTTCACGCTGACGGTCTAAATCAGCGATGCCCAATTTCCACGCACCTTCAGCACGCTTACGACCCAGATTAAAGTCTGTCTCTGCAAAAGAAATATCTGCCATTACTATACCCTATCTCGTTCTACTACGGGAGACATAACATGAAAAACCCAACAGGCGTACTAATCCTATCGTTACCACTAGTTGACGTAAGAAAATGTATTGTCACATTATCCTTATCCCAAGAATCAATATGGAAACCACCCTGACTGTGGGTCGGTATACCCTCAAAATGTTCAGTAATCAGAATACAACTAGGAGTAAACGGTGCGCCATGCGCCACCGTAAACTCCCCAGCACCATCAGTCATACCATGAAACTCGCCCCAAACACCCACGGTCTGATTAAAAAACTCAGTCAATGACAAAGCAGTATCAGTCATCGCCCTAGAGTTCTGATCCGTGTAACTAGGAAGAACAGGAGACATCCACTTACGCCCAGCCTTATCCATCACACACGCACCTTGCGGAACGAATAGCGGAACACAACACCATTCACACCCCACTTAGCACCAGACGACCCGAACCTGATCTGCACAGCACGAGCCGAACCCAACGCTTCGCCACGCACCGTGTCAGACCCATAGTTCTCAGTCCAACTTTCAATATCGTCAGGAGTACCCGACGCATCGGAAACAAAATCGACATCAAACTGTCTATCAAAATTGAATGTGTTCCAATCATGGAACACATCCACATTCAACTGGTATTCGTCAGCAACCCTAGACACAATGAACTCTGGCGAACGCCAAAACTTACGGGCTTGTGGTTGCCCCAGATCCTGCCAACCCATCGTATAGTAGCCATCAAACACCGTGTCAGTATCATCAACGCAATCAGTAGCCAAAGCAGGATCAAACTTTAAAACCTTAGGATAATATGGATGAATATACACACCGTTTGTGATCCCGTCAGGGAACACAAAATCGACACCACCAACCATTGCATGGCCGTCAGCCGTGCGATAACGCGACCAAGCCCCACCCTTACCAACACTAGGATCAAACACAAAACTGGCTGTCGCTACAGGCGGACGAATATATCCGTCATACTTAACTTCTTCATCATCATAGATGCCACCAGCGATCTGTGTGCCATCATAGTTCTGGAAATCGTCAGGGCTAACACCAACAGGTAAACTTACAAACACTTTACGTTTCATCCAGTCAACATGCACAGCATCCAAAGCGTTCTTGTTGATCTCACCAGACTGGATCAAAGGACGCAACTGTTGAAACACGTCAACAATAGATGAACCATCGTAACGGAACACCCCGTCAGGCCAAGAAAAGAAATACACAGCCTGTTCGCTAACCGCAACAGTCTGCGACGAATACGTGCCCAACTCCTGTGTTAAAGGAACCAACTGGAAAGTGCTCGCATTGTAACCATGAATAGCAAACACAGCACGATCCTTAAACACAAGTATATGGTTCGAGAACGGAACCAGCGCACGGATACCTTGACCCCCGCCAACAACGTCAATGTAATCGTTCTCACGCCACGACTCAGGGAACAACGGATGCGACCAGCGCACCCTGTCAGGATAAGATGTACCGTTCTCGTCTGTGGCCGCAACCCAGATACGATCAACATGGCTAGCGACATGATCTGCAGTTGGCATAAAGCCAGTTGTCGGAGACAACAAGTCATCCTGCCAAGCACCAGAACCGCTAGGAGTCAACGCAGTAGCAACATTGCCATCCCACCTGTGCGAAGCGGTGCCCTCACCGCAAGCAATATACAACTCAGGCTGGCTACCAATCCACTCCGCAAACTCCGCACCATACTCGTTAGTAGTCGCAACATCAACAGAAGAACCATTCTGAATCACATCAAAAGTATTTGAAGTAGCATAAAAGATTTTATCGTTAGCAGTAACAATCAACTGCGGGCTAACAACCCGCCAATGAAACAACTTGTGAGGAGCAAAGTTGGCGGCAGAAATGCCGCCAATATCTACACTGTTGACACATGAAGAACCATCACGTTGCTGGACACCACCCCTAGGGTCAATGTCCACATTCAACATGTCAGGTGACTCATTCTTACCTAGATTGAAAACGTCGGCACGAAGATTCAAACCACCCGTAAAGTCCTCTATAGCGGCAACAGAAACCATCAGAAACTCATGTAATCCCAACGGCGGCCAGCACCACCACTAGACAAACGGACAGGAGCATACGAATCTGCCTTCATCACATCCCGCCTAGCAAACGCAACCGTGTCATTAAACGAACGTTCAAACTCCTGTGCAGGCTGAAACGCCTCCTGCATCTTGTAAGACCTAGAGACAGCATAATCAACCAACGCCAAATCAAACGCCTCCACCCCGTCAGGAGCCGTACCAGCAGTCACCCAATCCTCAGCCTCACGATAGGCACGCACTTGAAACGTGTAATTCTCTGCTGGCGTAGGGAAAAAATACATTTCCCCACCCCAATAAGCAACAAACATCGGACGACCAGCCGCATCCTGAACACCAAGATAATCCTGCTCAGCCTCATCCAATGAAATCATCGTCAAACGATGATTTGATGGATCAACAATACTAGCAATCTCACGAATGTTGTGAACGCTAAAATCATCAACATCATACTTGCGTTGACCAGCAGTAACAGTCATCTCGAAAGACACTTCGAGGAACGGCCAACGCCGTTCCAAATCAATAATCCTGTTGTAGCCGTCACGAATAAACAAATCCATCAAAGCATCAGAAACATCGGCAGAAGAAACTTCTGCAACTTCACGTGCCCGTGAACGAATGTCACTCAGAGTCAAACGTGCCACAGGAAATTACCTTGACTTCCGTGATCTAGTTTTCCTTGGAGCCTGAGTTCCATAAAGGTTCTGATCTCTCTCAGTGCGACCAGCCAAAGTGCGCTGATTGGCACGCCTCTGGCGTTGCCCATGTCCCTTCATGTACGAATCTGCAACTGGCTTGGCTTTCTTGTAGTAAGCCTTCACCGCTTTCGCCACCTGAACTGGAGGCAAAATGTCGTGAAGTTCAATCGCTGGTTTGCGTTGCCCTGATTTACGTTGTGCCATTAGAATCTTTACCTTTACTAATTAAACCCATAGAACGAGCATGACCGAAACAATAATCCGTACCCTTAGCCTTACGGCCTGTGCACGTATCTTCATTAGCGGCACACAAGTTGCCTCTACCTAGGTATGGTGCGGACGGGGCGGCAATGCGCGCCCCGTCCGTGTGAGCCAACCGTGCATCTACGGCTGGTCTACCATACAGCGAATACGCTGGTACACCTACCATTACTTGGTTGCTGGCAATTCGATAGCGGAACGACGACCACCAGTTGAGCCACGCTTCTTTTCGCTCTTGCTTAGGCCACGTCCACCACCGCTACCTGAAGTCGGACGACCATACGGATCTTTTCTGCTCGGCTTTTGCGGAGCACGATTCGCCATAGTGCGATCGCTAGAACGTGCCATAGCGTTCCGTTTTGCGGTAGCCTTGTTAGCCGCCTGTTGGCGGCGACGTGCTACCGCACCCGTGCTAGCGCCACGATTACCTAGAGCAGTATCAGTCACACGCTTCGCACCACCACCTGCACGGTTACGTGCAGTACGGTCACTAGAAGCCGCCGCTCCAGCGGCTTTACGCTTCGCTACCGCACCGCTACCTGCCGCACGATTAGCCATCGTCCGATCGCTAGAAGCCGCTGACACTTTACGTGCCGCATTTGCACGGTTAGCCGCCTGTTGGCGGCGACGTGCCACTGCACCTGTGCTTGCCGCGCGGTTTGCAATAGTGCGATCTGACGAAGAAGCCGACGCACCAGTACGCTTACGTGCCATGGTGTTAGTTTTTGCACCACGATTGGCCGCAGTAAGATCCGACGATGCCGCCGAACGGCGACGTGCTACCGCTTTCGTGCTTGCGCCACGATTAGCGGCGGTACGATCTGATGAAGCCGCCGCACGACGACGTGCAACAGCACCAGAACTTGCTGAACGATTAGCGATAGTGCGGTCACTACCAGCAGAACTGCGCTGAGCAACAGTATTTGCCGCCTTGCGCTTGTTTGCGGCCTTCTGGCGGCTAGCCGCCACCCGACCTGTGGACGCTCCACGATTACGCAGAGCAGGATCGTCGATTTGACGTGACTTACCTCGTGGCATTTGTTTTCCTAACTGTTTAAAAATTTTTAAGGACAAAGCGTGTGGTGTGTAACCACAAAGGTTACACACCACACAACAATGTTATCAGGCGGTGCGACCCGTCAACTTGCCCTGCTTCGCACGGTTGCGAACGGTCAAGTTGCCGTAGCACATGATGAGTGCATACTGTGCATCAAGGTTCTCTGGGCGGACAAATTCTGTCTGCGAGAACCACTTACCTGAGTGACCAACGAGGGTCAGGTACTTGGAGTT